GCATCTTCGCTCATGGGTTTTTCTTTTTTCTTTTTGCCAATGAATTTACCCTTTTTGCCGCCATCGGGATAAGGCTGATATCGTCGAATACCCCAACGCTGACCTTTTACGCCGTGATGTTCCAGCGAATCGCCATAATAGGTCATTTGCATTAATCAAACGCCTCCTTGTTAATTTTATAAGCAACATAAGCATCCATCATGGATGCAACGGCGTCTATCTTTTTATCGCGACGCTCTTTATAAAGTTTTCTATTTCCATTTGTATCTTCCAAAGTGATACAGTTACCCATTGCGAATGACATTAAATCTTCGTCAAATAAAAGAAGCCCGTCCTCGGCAAGCTTTTTAAGCTCTCCCAAAGGAACGGACTCGGTCTTTGATCCTTGTATTACTTTTTCAATTCCAAACGGACTATTTTCCGTTTCCCATCTCGCAACAAACTCTTTAGCGTTATAAGGGTCGTAACCAAAGCAACGTACATCATACTCGGAATCCTCTATGTGACCGTCCAAATCATCATAGACTTCCATCATATCAAGCACCGTTCCTTCTAATACGACCAAACTTCCTTCCTTGATAAAATCCTTGTACTTCTCTTTCATAGCCTTTGGAAGACGTTCCATAGTTTTAGAAGAAATATAATTTCGAGTTTTAACTCCGAATGCTCCGGTTGATAAAGGAAACAAGAATGTAAATGAACAGAAGTCGTCACCTCTCGACAAATCGGCTCCAACAGCACAAGGAAGTTGCCAGAATGTGCGTCTTCTATGAGGTTGGATCTCATCATATGTGAAGAAATATGTATAACCTTCCATAGGAAGTCCAAATCTCTTCGCCAGAATGTCATTGCGAGCAGCGGGAGCTTTCTCAGCTCTCTCAACCTCTTGCTGATATGTTTCATATGTAACGGTTTTGCCGAGATTGGGCTGAGCCTTAATCCACATATTGGGGTTGCCAACTTCATCTACCGAATCAAGCTGATACCACCAAATCGAAACATGCGGATTGATGTAATCACCTTTAAGGATGCTATCAAGCTCCATCTTAATAGTATCGCCAGCACCATTTCTGATTGTACCTTCCGAACTCATTGCTATGATAAGATAGTCGTCAAGCTTGGAAGCACCTTGCTCTAAGGCTCCAATCACATCCTCTCGAATATCGCCGGACAGCCACTCGTCGACAGTCGAATATTTATTCTGTAGTCCTTGAAGCTTTGCTATGCTCATTGGACGAACTTCCAACAAAGAGTTAGTTAAGAAATTCTCTATGCCTTTCTTTGTAGACGTTAATTTCAAACGATTTGCTTTTGAACCGGTTGTGTTCTGCAATGAACCTTCCGTAAGAAACTTGAACAAAGGTCCTCTTGAACGAGTGATTGCCGTTCTAAAAGGGGACATGATTTCCTCAGCTTGCTTCATCGTTGGCGCAGTTGTAATTTGATGGGTAGTAGATGTATCAACAACCAAACCAAATGACTGATGACATTCGCCATAAACGGTTTTAGCAGCGCCTCTGGCTACAATCAAATACTGTTTTGTAGTCAACCGTTTTTTTATTCGACGATTTACATAACGTCCGCCTTTGCCGTTTGGATTTGGTTCATAGACACTCCGATCTACGAAGTAATACCAACCATAAACCTGCTCTCCCCATAGCTTGAAGGTGTCAAGCAAATGAAGATCGCCACCATCAGTTAAGGTTAATTCGCCCTCACAAAAGTCAATCCAACCCTCAACTGGGTCGGGATCGTAATAAATTCCTGGATTTGCAATGAGATCATCGATACGGTTCATTTCCATTTCGATTTTCTTACAAATCGGAATCTCACCACGCATTACGGCATCTCTAAACTGGCCGTAATATTTCGGGACGGCTGTATTAGACAATGCCATTTTGAATTTTCCTTTCAAAAGAAAAAGGACGCCTATTTAGCGTCCGGATTCTTGTTAGTTTTTGAGTTGTCGTTTTCTCTCGGCAAATTGGCTTCGTAACTTTGAATCTCTTGTTCCCGAAGCTCTCTTAACTTTTGTTCAAGATTATCGTTTTTGACCTGCTTCTTCTTGAACATAGAAAAGATGCTCATGTTTTCACCACTTTCTTAGTTTATAGCAACCCCAAACGTATAGCCATTAGAATATCGGATACATATTCCGTTCCGGCTGTCATTTTGGTAGTTCCACCTTTCATCAAATCTTTCAAGGTATCGATCTTCATCTGCTTAGTAACAAAGGTTTCGCCTTTTTTGGTTAATGTCTTCGATGGATTGAAAACTATAACTGGCGATTCGGCCATCTTACCTTCTATGTCGAAATAGTCTTCTATAGCATCATACCCCAAAGTCTTAAACCTGTCAATAAGTTTCTTGCTATCGGGGCTTTGTCTAACTATTGAGTATATTGCTTTTGTAAACGGGTCATCTTGTAAATCTTTGTCTGCATGTAATTCTGCAAAGAGCGAAGATTCTCCAAGTTTCTTATACGTTTCGACCAAAGTGGTTCGTAATTGCTTTTTATACTCCGGATCGCTCTTCCACAAGTCTTCGAATACTTCTTGTGCTTTTTTCTTGGTTGGAATTTTAATATCTTCCATAGCCTCAAAAACCACGTCGAATCTTTTTCCGGTTCCAGACCAATCTCGCAAACGAGTCATATAAGTTGCTATGTCGACTTTCTTCCAAGAAAGATACATAGGATCAGTAGCTTTCGAATAATCCACTCCTCCATAAGCGCTCATTCGATGAAATATAGATCCTTTATCGAAAACCATAGTTGCATCGTCCAGAGAACGAAGCATAGTATGTTTCAATACGCTTTTATCAGCATTTCCAGATGCCATTACATCAGCAATATTGTTAATAGCATGATGCTTATATGCAAAATACATGCCGACACCAATACCGGCTGCGGCTGCTACACCAATGGCTACGTTTCTTATAGTCTTCTTTTGAGAATCGGTAAGTTTGTGATCTTCTGGATTCTTATTGTCTTGGCTGTTTTTTAGAAGGTTTTTCTCGTAGTTTTGGTTTTCACGTTCATGTAATTCTCGTTTTTTGCGTTCTAACTTCTTAACCGATTTAGGGTCGAGTGATTTCTTCCATCCGGCTTTCTTTTCCGATGCCGAATGCGCCTTTGAATCCAGCGGATAGGGTGGACCGTTTCGGTCACCCCAACGCTGACCTTTTATGCCATGATGCGTAAGAATATCTCCATCATAAATCAACTTCATTCTCGGAACCCTCCTGATTCTCAGCAGATGTATTAAGCCGCCATTCCAGTTCAGCAGCTTGCTTCTCCATGGCTTCTTTAAGAGAAGCATTTTGCGGAGGATCAAAGTACAGACGAACTTTAAGATAGACATAAGTCTTAATCTTATCAAACTTTCGTCTATCAGTTATGTATTCATCCCAAGTAGCAGAAGAATCCTCGATAACAAAGCCTTCCTCGGGTCCTACACCAAGATCATTCAAGATTGTTAGTGTCGTATTGATATGAATAATAATGTCCATATCGAAATCAGTTTGCTCTTCTGTTATTCCGAGAAGTTTTTTGATAGATGTGAGAATACTATTACTATTGTTTTCCAAATATAACACCTCATTTCTTCCAAGGACATGTGTCATTGGGTTTACGTTCGGTTGGATAGATAGGCGCTACTTTCAACAAATCAGCATTCTCATAGTGTATAGCTTGGTGGGTATTAAATGACGTGCTTATCAAAAAATCAGGATTCATAAGATAAGGCGTACAGTTTACAATATCATCAGCCACTATAGGATTCATATGATGAACAAGTATAGCACCTTGAATATCGTACCCATCAACACCCAAATCGCACCCATTGTCTCGAATGATGATTTTCCTGCGAAGTTGTTTCCATTCTTCCGATCTGTAAAAGTGTTGGTTCAGCCAACGATCGAATCCAAAAGTTTCGGCACCAACTCGACCATGTAATAGCAAATATGATAGGCGTTCTTCAAAAGTCGGAAGCCTAATTAATTCGTTATAGGTCAGAATCATCGTCATAAACCTCCACGTCGTCATCATACCGATGACCACTATACTTTTTCATAGCCGCAAGAGCATTAGCATACAATTCTTCACTATGCTTTTGCGATTCTATTGCTTCTGCTTTAGCACGTAGCAGCGCATTCTCTTTTTCGAGTTTTTCCTTTTCTAATTTTGCCATCGAAGTGCCCAACTTTAGAAAGTGGGTAATGACTTGTGACGACGCTGTGCCATCCAGTAGCTGTTGCTCTGCTAAATCAACTGCCAAAGATATAAGTTGGCTCTCTCTGACTTCAGGATTAAGCGCAGGACGCCTTTTACGGCTATTAGAGGCGGAAGACTCGACTGACTTCTTAGGTCTTCCCACAGAGTTTTACCCTCTTTCTTTTAGTGAATGAATCACTATTAAATATCTTTTTGCTAAGTTTTTATACACTTTAGTAAGCCCATCAAAGCAGGAAATACCACACGCGCCATTCGATATTAGAAAGGATAAAGAATATACAGGCGCTATCCCGATTGGTGGGCTTACTGAAATATAAAAGTTCTTATAAAAATATCCCCCGGAGAATTTTTGCAG